GAGTAAGGCCGATTGGCAATTTATTTTGCAGGGACTTTCCGAACTCGATGAAGATGGGACAGCTGTTTATGTGTTGCCGCACGGTGTGCTATTCCGTGGGGCAAGCGAGGGGAAAATCCGCAAGCGGCTGATTGATGAAAACTACCTGGACGCCGTTATTGGGTTGCCTGCGAAACTGTTTGATGTCACCGACATTCCTACGCTGCTGATGGTGCTAAAGAAGCACCGGTCAACTACCGATGTGCTATTTATTGATGCCAGCAACGATTGTGAGCACGTCAAGAATAAAAACGTGCTGCGGCCGCAAGATGTCGAAAAGATTGTGCAGGCTTACCAGTCACGAACGGAGCGAGAGCGCTATGCACACAGTGCTACGCTACAAGAGATTAAGGACAACGAATACAATCTAAACATCCCGCGCTATGTGGACACTTTTGTGCCCGACCCACCGATTAATCTAATGGAAATCATGACCGACATGAAAGAGACTGACCGTCGAATAGCCGCCAACAATGCTGAACTGGCCGACATGTTTGACCAACTTCACGACACGCGGTCGCCACAGGGCCAAAAGGAATTGGAGACGTTCAGGGACTTCTTTAGAAAGCGAGTGACCTCATGATCGATTTTGGAACCTATGAAACCGTTAAGCTTGGCGATGTTGCTGAGTTTGGCCGAGCCAAGAAGGACAAGGTCTATCCGGCCGGGTGCAGTACCATTCAAATCTCCGCAACTAAGGGCCAGATTGGATTTTTGACTCACGCTAGTACTGTGGAAGCAAAAGAAGCTGTGATTCGGCCACAAGCTGGCATTGATGCGCGCTACTTTAACATCGTCTTGCAAAAAAATGTGGCTCAATTTATGGAAAAGTACGCGACCGGCCTGAACATTCAAGAAAAGGAAATCGCCAACTTTCCAATTCAGCTGCATAACGTTGAGACACAGAAGGCCATTGCTGACATGATGAAGTACATGGATGACAAAGCTGACACAATCGAGAGTGAGATTGCAGGTCTTAAGAAACTCAAGAAAGCAATGCTCGAAAAGCTGATGGTTTAGGAGGTGAGAAATGATGCTATTTAGGCGAATTGGCGCGGCCGCTTGGCACGTGTTTGACGTTGCCTGTTTTATCGCCGCGATTGCGGCACTTGATATTACTGCATGGGTCTCTGCACCGCGCTGGGTATTTGGCCTAGCAGTTGCAGGGACTTTTGCTTTGCTCGGCTACCTGTCCGAACTGCTAGCGGCGCCGAAGGGGGGTGATAATTAATGCCACTTTTTAAGCCGCACATCCGCGGCGAAACCAAGACAAAAGTGCGTGATGAAGTGGCACTGTCTGGCAATTACGAAGACGTGCTCAATTTCGCGATGGCGGGTAAACACCGCGGGTATGTGAGTGCCGATGTTGCGCTTAAAAATTCCGATATTTACTCTGCTGTCATGCAGCTGAGCAGTGACCTTGCCGGCATCAAATTTACGACCAGCAGTGGACGCATTGAGTCTTTTGTGCAAAATCCATCTGCGACTAGCAACGGGCGTTCGTTTTGGACGTCCGTTTTTGCACAGTTGCTACTAGGTGGCGAAAGCTTTGTATATCGCTGGCGCAATACTAATGGCGTTGATTTACGCTGGGAATACTTGCGGCCGTCACAGGTACAGCCGTTTTTGCTGGACGACGGTAGCGGCCTAATCTACAACCTCAATTTTGATGAGCCTGACATCGGACTCATGGAGGCTGTACCGTCTGGGGATGTGCTCCATTTTCGCTTGGTGAGTCAAAACGGCGGGATGACGGCACTTAGCCCACTGGCCGCGCTGGCCGATGAGCTGCACATTAAAAAGGCCAGCAATGACCTAACGATGAGCGCACTCAACCAGGCTGTAACCTCTCCAGGTGTCCTTAAGGTTACCAAAGGTGGGTTGCTTAACGCCCAAGAAAAGGCGGACCGGAGCAAGCAATTTATTACCCAAGAGCGTGCATCCGGCGGTGGGCCAATCGTACTGGATGACCTGGAAGAATATTCGCCACTCGAGGTCAAAGGAAATGTAGCTCAGTTGCTCAGTCAGACCGACTGGACCAGTCGCCAAATTGCCAAGGTATACGGCATTCCGGACAGCTTTCTTAACGGCCAGGGTGACCAGCAGTCATCCATCGACCAAATTACCGGCATGTATGTCAAGGCGCTCAATCGCTATGCGCAATTTGTGGTTTCAGAATTTGATAGCAAGTTGCGGGCTAATTTTGAGGCTGACTTGTGGCCAGTTGTGGACCCGATGGGGTCTAACTTTGCTGGTAGCACCATTAACTTGAGTAAGGGCGGAATCATCAGCTCTGACCAGGGCACGTGGTTGCTACAGCACACTGGCTACTTGCCGGACGATTTGCCGGCACCAAAGAAACCGCCGAAGGTAGCGGTAGAGCCGCCCGCAAAGCAGGAACCGGAAGGAGGTGAAAATGAATGATTACGATTGAAGCTCATGGCGACGTTATGGCCGATACTGATCAATACGCCATGCTTTATGACTGGCTTGGAATTCCGCGCATCGGTGAAAATCTGGTGCGCTCGCAGCTTGCAACTGATCCCACCGATGATGTGACAGTCAACCTTTCCAGTGACGGTGGCGATGTGTTTACTGCATCGGACGTATACACCATGCTCCGCGCTCATAAAGGGCATGTGACCGTAAACATCACGGGCCTGGCTGCGAGTGCCGGTTCCGTCATTGCAATGGCAGGCGACACGGTCAACATTTCGCCTACCGGAGCGCTCATGATTCACCGTGCGGCCACGGTTGCACAAGGCAATCGCGATGCAATGGACCAAGCAGCTAAAATGCTTGACCAAATTGACCAGACGATTATCCCAGCGTACGAAGCCAAGACGGGAATGAAGCATGACGACTTGCTCAATCTCATGGTGCAAGAGACCTGGATTACTGCCAAACAGGCGGTTGACTGGGGCTTTGCTGATGCACAGATGTTTGATGGTGACAGCAGCAAGCAGCAGTTTGCCGCCAGCGTGGGGGCGCGCTCAGTGCCAACCGCCGCACTTAATAAGCTTAAGGCGATGTTTGACAAGCAGCAGACGCCGCCAACACCAACGCCACCAGTACCAGAACCAAAAAATGAAGAACCAGAAGAAAAGCCAACTCTGCGACAGCGGAAGTTGGCTATTTTAATGCACTCAGAAAAGGAGTATGAAAATGCCTAACATTAACGAATTGAACGATGCATGGCAGGAAGCAGGCAACCAGGTCGCCGACCTCAATGCTAAGCTTGCCACCGCAGCGCTCGACGAAAACTTTGATGACAAGGCCTACGACAGCCTTGTCAAGGAACGTGACCAGAAACGTGCTCGTCGTGACGCACTCAAGCAGCAGGTGCTCGATGCACGTGCCGAAGCTGCCAACAACATCCAAAAGAAGCAGCCACTTACACCCGAAGAAACGAGCCTCAAGGACAAGTTTGTGAAGGACTTTGTGGGGATGATGAAGAACGACCCAAAGATTGTCAACGTGGTCACATCTAACACTGATCCTAGCGGCAACATGATTGGATTGACGATTCCTGACGATGTGCAGACCGCAATTCACCAGCTCAAGCGCCAATTTGATGCCTTAGAGCAGTACGTAAACGTGGAAAACGTTTCTACGCCAACCGGCTCTCGGGTATACCAGAAGCTGGCTGACATCAAGCCACTTGCTGACCTGGACGATGAGACTGCCAAGATTGGCGACAACGATGACCCGAGCCTGTACCTCATCAAGTACCTTATTCACCGCTACGCTGGTATTACCACCGTTACCAACACTCTGCTTGCTGACACCGCTGAAAACATCCTGGCATGGCTCACAAATTGGATTACAAAAAAGGATGTTACGACCCGCAACATCAAGATTGTAGCCACATTAGTTGGCCTCAAGAAGAAGCGTACAATTGCCAAGTTTGATGACATCAAGGACATGGTTAACGTCGACCTGGACCCAGCGCTCGTCAATGGCTCCAGTTTCCTCACCAACCAGACCGGTTTTGCCGTACTAGCTAAAGTTAAGGATGCGGAAGGCCGCTACTTGGTACAGCCAGTGGTCACTCAGCCAGAGCTCAAGCAGATTGATGGTCATGTCATCCACGTGGTAGCCAACCAGGCACTGCCAAACGCGGAAGACGGCGCAATGCCATTTTACTTTGGTGACCTCAAGGAGGCTGTTACGCTCTTTGACCGTCAGCAGATGAGCCTGCTCTCTACCAATATTGGCGGTGGCGCATTTGAGACCGATTCCACCAAGATTCGCGTAATCGACCGCTTCGATGTGCAGCTCATTGACGATGAGGCCGCCGTTGCCGGGTCCTTTACTGCGATTGCAGACCAGGTGCCGGCGTCCCCAAAAGCGTAGCGCCGGCTTCTAATCCTGCGACCGGGCTCAAGATGAGTCAGGCCACCGCAAGTATGAAAGTCGGCGATGCTAAGCAAGTGACCGCCGCGGCAGACCCAGCAGATGCTGATGATGCTGCTAAGGTAACTGGCGCAATTACGTACAAGTCCGACAATGAACACGTTGCGACAGTCGCCGCTGACGGTACTATTACCGCAGTGGCAGAGGGCAGCGCCAACATCACCGCCACCAGCGGCAGCTTTGCTGCCTCCGTCAAGGTGACAGTAGCGGCAGCAGCTTAGAGGTGATCTAGATGATTGCACTCTCGGACTTTAAGTA